GCGTGGTCGTCGTGTGGCGCATATGCGGCGGTGGTGAGGCCAGAACCAAAAGGCGAAGGTGAGATCAGTTACGACTACGCAATATCACTGTTGGAGGAAATGGCATGACCAGTGAACAGGACACGCGGACGGCGGCGGAAGTGCTAAAGGATTTGCTTGCTGATGATTGGGGTTATCACTTTCCTGATGAGATCATCGCCGCCCTCGCCGATGCTGGCTACACGATTGCCGGGCCGGGGCGGTCAACCGACGATGGAAGATTGGTGGCGCTATTTGAGCGACTTGCAGCAATTGAGCATGAGCGATGGTCGGATTGGCAGTCGTACATGCACGGCCAATGTCAACGGCTCGAAGATGGGTGCTTAGTAATTCCTGCTGCGCTCGTCAAGCAATGGAACCGGCAAATCGCTACGTCATACGCCAAACTGAGCGAACAGGAGAAAGAATCAGACAGGGATCAGGTGCGGCGCTACTGGCATTTGATCGCACTCGATCCGCTGCCAACACAGGAGGGCGAGTGATGGACGGAACACCGGTTCACGAAAGAGCGAGAGATGTTATTGCCCGATCTCTACATCCCGGTGCATGGGATCACTATGATCCACCGCTCTTAGCTGTTGCTAGGGACAAGGCAGAGGCCATCCTTGCAGCTCTTGATCGTGCTGGTTTGGTGATCGTGAAGCAGGAGGGTGAGTGATGGAGTATCCAGAACGTGACTGCTTGGACGGATCGTCAAGCAAAGCGCTACGCGCTACCATCGCCCAGCAGCAAGCGGACATCGAGGCGCTCGTGGCGTTTGCGGAGGCACGTCAAGCTATGGACGGGTTTGGCGTGGACTCAGGGAATGAGCGGTTCAATGATTGTTGGGAGCGATTGGAGCGTTCACGCGCTGCCATTCAGCCGATCATCGAGCGCTACCGGGCAGAGGAGACACTATGACCACCTGCCAGAAGTGCGCCACCGTCATCGAAGAGGGCGATGCGTTCTGTCCCGGTTGCGGCCGCCGTGTCGCCTGGGAACGCATGGCCGCACCAACCATTACCGCCGACGATGCCAAACGCATCGCTCAAGCGCACCGGGACACCGACGGCCTCGCGTGGCTCGGACTCTTCGCCGGCGCCATCGTCGGCTTTCTCTGCTGGATGGGATTCGCGTTCGTGATCCACCTGGCCGGAGTTTCCGTAACCAGTGGACTTGCCTTCGGCGTCACCGTCGCCAGTATCGTCATCGGCCTCGTCGTGATGGTCAAAACAATGACGCTCGGAGATGTAGCGAGTTGACCCGCGAGTTTCGCTGCCCGCAATGTCACGAACCGCTCGGTACGGTCGTCTACTGGACGTATCAGCGCCGGCCATGCTCACGCCTGACACTGAACCGCCGGGCCACCAGCATCGACCGGCACGGCACCCACGAGGTCATCCATTGCGTCTGCGGCGGCAAACAGACGTTCAACGGCGGCGAAACACGCAGTATCAGGAAACCATGATTGACAAAACATGCTACGCTATCGCCAATTGAAGAAGGCATCTCACCATGCCGGGACTCCACACTAATTACTAATACTTATTACTAAGTATAGTAGGTAGTAGTGAAGCCCGGCTATTTCTATTAGGTGCAAACATGGCCGACAGAGAGCTCAACCCCAAACAGGAACACTTCGTTTCCGCCTATCTCGGTGACGCCAAAGGCAACGCATCAGAGGCCGCACGTATCGCCGGATACAAGCATGAAGGCGTCGCGGGGCACCGTCTGCTAAAGAATGTCAAAGTCGCCTCGCGCGTGAAAGAACAAACCGAGCAATACGCCGGACAACCCAAGGAAGTGCTGGATCGTCTGCACGATATAGCGACTGCTGACTGGCGCGAGTTCGTCGAGATTCTCAGGTACGACAAGAGCGGTAAACCCATCAAGGTACGGATGGACCTGACCAACCAGGTACGAGCATTGGAGCTCCTAGGCAAGTACCACCAGTTATTTGTCGAGAAGCAACAGATCGACGTGAATATCCGCGATCATCGCGTATCCCTGCCTCAGTCCACCATCAATGCCATGTTTGAACCAGCCGAGACGAATCACGAGGAACTTGACGCCTGATGAGCGCCGTAGCGGTCGAGCGGGAAGTCGCTTTCTATGATCCGCGGGGCGGATGTGCGGACTTCTACTCGGCGCGTGACCCGGAAGTGTTGGCAGTTGGGCCGGCCGGCACCGGGAAGACGTTGGCCGCCTGCTGGAAGCTCCACCATATTGCGTACTACGTCCCTGGCGTTCGACTGCTCATGGCCCGCAAAGTGTTGGAAGACCTCAAGACTGGCGCGCTGGCGACCTACACGAACCATGTCAAACCGCAACTCGATGGCGTCATCACGTTCGGCGGCAACCGGTTCTATCCTGGCGAGTTCCGCTATCGCAACGGCAGCGTGATCCACGTCGTCGGCATGGACAAACCAGGCAAGGTCATGTCCGCGGAGTACGACGTCATCTTCGTCAACGAGGCGGCGGAGATCGACGAGGAAACGTGGCAGACACTCAAGTCCCGGCTTCGTAACGGCCGGCTGGCGTACCAGCAGTTGATCGGCGACTGCAACCCGAGCAACCCCAAACACTGGTTGAAGAAGCGCTGTGACGCCGGCGATACCCGCTATATAGAAACCACGCACAAGGACAACCCGGCGTACTGGTCGGCAGAACTCAATGACTGGACGACGATGGGCCGCGTCTACGTCAATGAAACACTGGCCGGCCTGACTGGCGTAACGCGCAAGCGGTTGTTCGAAGGCGTCTGGGCGGCAACCGAGGGCGCGGTGTATCCGAACTTCGATAGCGTCGGCAGCGTGCGCAAGGTGGATACCGATGGCTGGCGCACGATTGCCGGCATTGACGTTGGCGCGACGAATCCCACGGTGGTGCTCACGATCCGCGTTCGTGGAGACGGTCGTATTCACATTGAACGCGAGTTGTACGAACGAAACATGAACAGCGAACAGATCACCTCCGCGGTTGCCGACGTGCTGAAGCGGATCAAAGCCGAAGTAGCCTATGCCGATCCGTCGGCGAAAGCATTCATCGAAACGTGGCAACTCCAAAAGCTAAAGGTGCGTAAAGCGAATAACGATGTGAAGTTCGGCATAGGCATTGTGAATAGCGCCGTTGATGCTGGCATGACCGTTGATCCGTCCTGCGTCAACACCATCACTGAACTGGAATCGTACCGCTGGATGGATGGCGAGAAGGATCAACCATTGAAGATCGACGACCATGCAATGGACGCGCTTCGCTATGGGCTGGTCGGTGAAACTGCGCCGAAGATCGAGGTAGCGATCCTATGAGCTTCCTACAAGACGCCTGGCGTTTCCTGACGCTGCAGTCGTCACCACCGCCGCCGCAGATACGTGAGGCCATCAGCGTGCGACCGATCTCGTCAACGCTGAACCAACCGATCTGGCCGAAGCGTGACGTGACCGTCTACACCGAACAGGCGTACGCCAAACTGGCGCTGATCTTCCGCTGCGTGGGTATTCTGTCGCAGTCCATCGCCCAGGCGCCGTTGCGTGTCTACATGGATGCGCCGGACGGCGAGAAGGACATCGACAAACACCCTCTACGACAACTGCTGATACGACCGAACCGGGAGACGAACGAGGCGCGATTTCTGGGCCAGGTGATGATGACGATGAGCATCGCCGGCTTCTGCGTTATCGAGAAAGAGCGGGCCGCAGCTGGCCGTGTGGTTGGCCTCTGGCCGATCAACCCGGCGTACTGCAAACCGATCCCGCGATCTGACGCGCTGCCGGACTGGGAGATTCGCGTACCGGGATACGAGCCGGTGATCCTGTCTAGTGAAAACTGTATCGCGGTGACGTTCGCCGATAAACCGGACCAGTCGGCGACCGGCATATCGCCTATTGAAGTCATCTTGCGGGAAGTGTCGCTACTCAACCTGCAGACGGACTTCCTCAAAGCGTTCTTCGACGCTGGCGCCATGCCGGTGTATGCGCTGATACCGCGGGCCGAGGCCGGCACGATGTCACAGGCTGAAGCCGATGTGATCCGGGAGAAGTGGCGACAGCGGTACGGCGGGATGCACGCGGCAGTCGAGCCGGCGATCCTGGCCGGTATCGAAGACGTACGGCGGTTGTCGTTCGACTTCGACGAACTGGCGTATACGGACTTGCGGGATCTGAGTGACAACGCGATATGCCAGGCGTTCGGCGTGCATCCCAACCTGGCCGGCACACGATACGGACTCGAGCGATCCACGTTCACAAACTACAAAGAGGCGAGATCGGCGTTCTACGAGGACACGGTAAGTCACTTCTGGAACCGCATCGAGGACGCGCTCTATCGCGGGCTGATGCACGAGTTCGACCAGCGACCCGGTATCCGGCTGGCGTTCGACACCAGCGACGTTGCCGCCATGCGGGAAGACGTACTGCCGCGTTGGCAGTGGGCCGTCACGGCGCTGAGTGCTGGCGGTATCACGACGCACCAATTCGCCCGGCTGTGCGACCTCGATCCAGTAGGGCAGGATGTGTTCTTGCGCAGCTTCGCTACCGTGGAAGTGCCACTGAACGGCGTTAAGCCACCACCAGCGGCAAAGATCGCACCGGCGGATGATGACGAGGAAGACGGCGG